GGGGTACGTAAACCCTTTATTCTAGTTTCTATTTTCACAGGCCCGCCAGCCTTGCACTCAATTACCCCTGAGTGGAAAGTTATGAAGATATTAATGAACACACTATGAAACAAACAAACACTAACTACTAACTAACTAATTTTTGTACTTTTTGATTTTTGAATTCTTTGAATAAACCATCGACTAAAAACTACAAACTACTGGTGTTCACGAACGAACGATTTGGAGCAACTGGAGGACAGAATCTGAGAAAATCTCGCATTGTGATCTGTTGTTGATTAATGAATCAACGTAGCATAAAACCTCATCGTAATGACTAAGCATATCACCGATATACATGTCCTTCGAAGTTAGGAAAATACGCTCAAGAGAAATTTGTGTAGCCACAGAAATTGGAGGAAAACCAATGGCTCCCTCTGCAATCGCAGCACGCATACTCTCATCACAGACTGGTGTCGGATAGTTGTCGATATCAAAGTTCGGCCACTTGTACATATCAATGTGCAAGAACCAATTATTGAATGGTTGAGCGTTGTGAGTCAACACGCCAATTCGTCTAACTATGGCAAACAAAATAGGATGACCAGGACTCATGTGATGTAATGAACAACCCATGCATCTGAGCAAAAATAATTGTTTTCCTTGAGACAAATTTTGTTTGGTTTTGACCCAAAACACACTCATGGAACGACCGACGTTCAAGTAAACTTTCCCGTCCATCCAACGGCGTCTGAGAAAATCAGTATCACCGCAATACATTCCAGAAACATCTTCTGAAAATTTGAATCCAACTCGCCTAACGACCTCTCGGTCAGGAAGTTCTGAAGGGACAAGTCCATCATCACCCTCCGCGATGATGAACGGATCATCCAGCTCTAAATGAAGAAGCTCTCCTCTCTTGTGGTGGTTGTGTAAACACCAAGCTGCAATGCAGACATTGATAATTCCATTACCACATGAAGTGTGAGGATCGCCGCTACAACGCGAGTCAATAACCATTTTAATCCCGTTAGAAACCAATTCGCGAGGACCTCTGACATAAAGTTCGAAATCTCGCTTGGTTTCAAGCATGTGTGCTTTATCCAATAACTCTGTAATAACAAAATTTTCAATAATTCGAATCTTGCCCATAATGGACGATTCAAATGATGAATAATCTGTAACAGTGTGTGGACGGTCGCTGAATTGCATGATTTTCTCGATCATCTCCCTAGGTTCCATATCTTTCACTTGAAAGCGAGAGAATGGACCATGGTTCCAACGATCAATAACACGCAAAATTCTGCAACATTTAAACAACATGACAGGGCTCATAGTCATAATGAGACGCGGTCTAAGGTGATAAACACCATCGACATTTTTGGCTGAATTTTCCAATTTGACAAAACACGAATGTGAGTCATATTCGGGTGAAGCAAAACCAGACTCGTAAGCTTGGTATTGTTTGATCATCCCGTCGATCCAGAATTGGGAACGTTTCCCATGATAGTGACTCCGAAAGAAAGTAACTGGATCCTCGTCATGCAATTCTGAGCAGTCAGTTTCATCAATGAAACGACGCAAGAATGATGTTGAGAATCTAATAAATTCATCGATAGTACTGTCTTCTGGTTCTTCGTAGATCATGGATCTTCCACAAAACGCAGCTAAAACACCAATTTGGTCGGTCACAGGAAGCAAACCAGGACCTAAAGGACCTTGGTCACTAATTGGAGACCCAATTGGGCAAGCTGCTAGTGGACGATCTTTCTTCACGGGATCTCGCTGCAGTTTGAAAGACTTAACGTAGTTTGCGCCTCCCAATTTCATTTTACCTTTCAATTGGTTTGCTGCAATAACTCCTAAAGCACTTTTGGAAACATAAGCAAGAGATGACATCGTGTTGACAGCGACGAAACCACGATTACCTATGGAGCGTGGAACGACATTGGTTTTCTCCAAAGTGTTCCAAACATACCATACGTAGGCCCGAGTGTTCGAGACAACGCCCTGTTGTTCGGTGTAATTAGTACCAACGAATTTGAGACGATTGAGAAACTCCCAATTGAATTCATCGATATGCTCTCTGGGGAACTCTTCGAGTTTACTGTAAATAACTTGAGCAATTGAGTTTGAAACAACTAAACTGCGGACGTTAAACTTAAAACCGAAATAACTCCAGAGAGGTAAACCGTTATTAACATAAGCGAAAAATCTATTGAACATCGTCAATGTTAGATAGGCTACGGAAGCTATCATTGTGACATTGTACATAGCGCTCTTGAAGTCGTAAATTTCGACTTCTTTAAAGTGAACTGGGTCAAATTCTTTCTTCAACAGGTTATGAAAATCAACTGAGAAAAACAACTCTAAACGGTTGAGAATTTCCAAGACGTGAATCACATAACGAAATCTGTTGACAAAGAAGACCGGGTATACTTTAAGCAGTAAAACCAATCGACGATAGGCAAAGGTGAAAATTATCACACAAAGGCCTGATGACCAACGTGAAAAGAAGTTAAATTGATTCGATACGACGTTTAGTAAACATAAAATGTAACTTAACATCAAAGTGACCGAATACAAAACCTCGATTTT